CCTATATCATACACCCTGTATCTGAGTGTTGTCAAGTTGTGTCCAGCCAATGAAATGCAATTTATCGCCTCTTCCACATCAAAGGTTAGATAAAGGTCTACAGGGGTCGCTAGAGACCTGTACGGCGTGGACAGGGCTGGAACAAACAGGTTGCCCAAAGGAAAGTTCACGTTCTCAGATGTTGTCGTTATAGCCGCCTCGGTCGCCACGTTGTTATACAGTACTCTCATTACGACACCTTCCTTATACCTTTTTTCGGGTCAATCAGATAGTTTCCTTTATTGATAAGTGCGACAGTCTCTCTAGCGGTCTCACGACCGTCAGGAGTCTGCATCACAAACGTCACCTGCATGGGCTCTGATATTCCAGACATCTTGCCGTTTCCAATCGCAAGCAGAAGATTCGCCATCTGCTCTGGATTGAATATAGCCTCCGTCCTGTTGCGCTCACCAGCCACGACCATCGTACCTTCAGACGTTCCGTGTATCATACCACCTGTTCCGAAGTAGTCAGCTTTCACGGGAGCACTCGGCTTGGAAGCAACATGCGCCGCAATCTGTGCACCTGCCGCAACACTTGTTGCCGCAATCATCCAGCCCTTCAACAAAGGAGCACTTGCCGCTGCACGTATTGCAGTTATGATAGCAAGAGCCGCTTCAGACGCGACACGCGCCGCATTCAAGCCCCATGATATCATGGCGTACTTATACTCAAGCTGTGCCTTAGCCCATGCCGCATCTTCATCAGCCTTCTTTCGTTTCGCATCAAACTCCTGCTTGATGTCAAAGCGCTTGAGTTCCTTCTCAGCCTCTATGATTGCCTCGCCATCTGCGGATTTCTGCGCCTCCATGAGATTCTTCTCAAGCTTCTCACGCTCGGTGTCTTCCTCAACACCAGCCGTTTCCTTTGCAAGAATTTCCTGCTCATCATAATAGTCTGTGAGAGCTTTCAGAGCCCTGTCCATACGGTCGAGCTGACGTTCAAGAGCAGAGTCCATGATTGCATCGATGTCCCCGACCATACCTGTGATGGTGGTGACGAGCTTCTTGGTGTCCTCGAATATCGCATCGGCAAGCTTCTCTGCGGCGGTCTTCTGCTTCACGCCAGCTTCCTCAATCCACTTGAGGTACTCAGCGAACTGCGCTTTCTGCGCGTCATTGAGTGCTATGCCGAGATAGATGAGCAGATTGTTCAGCTTTTCATGCTCTGCAATGACTTTTGCGGTATGCGCTTGCTCGGCTTTATCAAGCTGTGTCTTTGAGTCTGCATCAACTGCCTCACGCTCAATGACACCATCAGAATGTGCCAACGATATCTCATCCTCGGCTCTCTGATTTGCAAGAATCTTTTCAGACTCATATTTATCAAACGTGATAGCGCCCTTTGCATAGTCGATAGCCAATGATGCAAGCTCTTCCGTACGTAGAGACTCAGCCTCAGATATACGCTGTGCCTCACGTGCTATGGAGTCATTCTTCTTGGCTATGCTAGCCTCCCTCAGATTCAACACATCTTGGTCATAGGCAACCTTTGCCTCACGCTCCCACTCGGCAAGAGCCTCCTGCTGTGCGGTCGCTTCCTTCTCAGCGGAAGCCTTGAGCTCATCCATCTTCGCCGCATTCTTTGCAACAAGCAGATTGAGCTCCATCTGATACGCCTTGCCAATAGCGTCAAGACTCTGAGCCTTATCATATGCGGTCTTCACCGCTTCCTCACGTTCCTTCAGCTCTGCATTGGCAAGCTCTTCATAATACTTCTGGAACACTGACTGTGAGGTCTTGTACGATTTCTCAAGCGTGCTGAGCCTGTCAAGCTCTACGCTTTCAAGCAAGCCAAGTGCGGCGAGCCGTTCACGCTCAACCTTCATGAGCTTCTGAGTCTCAAACAAATTGGCCTTCAGCATTTCATTCTCAAGCTGGCGTGTGTTGATTAGTCTCAATGCGGCTAGAGTTGCAGGGCCTACGTTCTCGGCTTCCTCAACGAGAGCCTCGTTCGCATCATACTGCGCCTGTGCTTGTTTACGAAGAGCTTCTGTCTCTGCAATTACCGATGCACGGAGCTCATCAAATCCAGCACTCGCCGTTTCAATATTTGAGCTAGATGTGAGCATGTCGATGGCGTTATCAAGCATCGTCTTGTTGAGCTCAACAGTGGCTTCATTGACTTTACTTGACAGGTCTAGCTGTTCACGCATGGCCTCGATAGCCTCATATTCCACAGTGTCGTCAGCGGTCTTTTTCTCAAGCTTCAAGAGTTCCGCCTGATTCTTTATTCGTTCCCTGAGCACTGGATTCAACGACATCATATGCTTCTCAGTGATTGCTTCAGCCGCATAGAGCTTTGCGACTTGGAATACTGTCTCTTCTGTGGTCTGCGTGAAAGCTTTCAATGCATTGTCAATATCGTTGGAAGCGGCGGCTACAGCAAGACCAGTATCGATGAAGGCTACTTCAGTTGCGTTTGCAAAGGACTGCACGGCATATCCCATGGTCGCTGTGACACCCTTGTAATAGTGTGGGTCAGACATGGCTCGTATAAAAGCATCTGCATCACCAAATGGCTGTGCAAGCACAGCACCTAGTTTCTCATTGCTCTTATCAACTTCAACAGGAATGCGTGCAACACCCTTAAACAATTTTGTGAGTGTTTCTCTTGTTGATTCATCAACCAATCCAAGCATGATATTATACTCAGCACGTATCTTCTGCTGATTTGATGTCAGATTCTGATAGCTTGAAAAAAGAGCTTTCTTGATTGCATCAGCACGCTTTGCTTCCATTGCGCTGAAATCGAACGACTGGTACAACATGACAAGCTTCTCATATTCTTCCTGTTGCTTCTGAAAGCTCTCTGCCAGTGCATTCGCTCTCTCTAGATTTGCTTGCTTTTGAATAACATCCTCATAATCGTTTGATAGCTCACGCAGTGAAGCCGATATATCCAGAGCCGCTTGGCGAAGTCTCTGTTCGTACAGTTTTCGTTCACTCGCAGTGAGCGCAATAGTTTTGTCGTTCAGCAAGCTTGTCAAACGACTATACTCATCCTGCCGTTCCTTCAAAGTGTTCATGGTGCGTGAGAAGTCATCAGCAATGCTGTGCGCACCACTGAGCCTCTTCACCCAAATGTTCACGGCACGTATGCCCTCGAACATAGATTGGATGACAGACCTGAACGCTGGAATGAGGTTGTTTCCAATGGAAATCGCCAAGGCTTCCCATGCGGACTTCAATCGATACTGGTCGCCCTGCAACGTGTCGTTCTGAATGTGCGCCGCAAGAACTGCCTTGTTTGTGTTGGTTACTTCCTTGGTGTACCTTTCAAGTTCCTCACGTGAAGACCTGATGATAACCTGCATCTGAGGCCCAATTACTTTGCCAAAGGCTTTCATAATCTGACCGGTTGACAAGCCAGCATCATTCAGTGTGCCAAACACATCAACGAGAGAATGCTGAGTTACATCAATGTCTTTGAATGCGATTCCCATTGCAGTGAGCTTCTTCACAGTCGCACTCGATTCATTTGAAAGCTCTGCCATGGCGTTACGCATAGCACGACCAGCACGTGATGCTTGCATACCTGAATCATACATGACGTTCAAGATACCAAGCACTTCCTCCAAACTACGACCAGTACCAGCCGCAACAGGGCCGACTTGATACAACGAGGTCTTATATTTGTCCATGGTTGCTTGCGAACTCGTGATACCGGCTGTCATCGCGTTAGCAACACGCATCGACTCGGAGGCTTCCAAGCCGAACTGAGCGATTGTGACAGCAAGTACTTCCGCTGTGCTCTGCAACGATTGACCAGTGGCCTGTGCCATGGCAAGCGTACCGTCAAGAGCCTGTATGGACTCGGTAGCCGAGTATCCAGCGGATGCCATGAAGTACAAGGCTTCAGCAGACTCACGAGCAGTGAAACGTGTCGTCTCACCAGCACGCCGTGCCGCCGCATCAAGAGCACGCAAATCTTTAGACGTGCCCTGCGCCACGGACTGAGTGTTTGCAAGTTGCTGTTCGTACTCAACCGTTGCAGTCGCCGCCTCACGCACCGCTTGACCAAGGGCACGCATCGCCGTCATGATGACCTTGTAGTACAGCAAGGACTTCACGATGGTGAGCACTTTCATGCCGATGCTGTTCTTCATGGCGGCTTGCTTCTGCTGTTCTGCAAGGACTACCGCATCAGCAGTCTCTTTCGCAAGTGCCGCTTCTTCCTTTTCCTTACGCTTCTTTGTCTCAGCAAGTTTCTTTGAACGGTCAGCATACTTCTCGACCTTAATCATCAACTGCTCAAGTATGGCAATCTTGTCCTCATACGCTTTACGTTCAGCGGGGTCTTTTGTGGCCTTTGCCATGGCGATATACTGTGAGCGCAACAATGGAAAAAGAGACGCCAATTTAAGCAATGACTTTGACTGCTTCTTAAGCATTGCATCGACAGTAATGCCTAACTTCTCCGCTGACGAAGCCATGTTAGCAGTCTTAAGCTTGAAAGCAGTGCTTGCCTCTAGCAAGTCCTTTTTCACGCTGAACACATCTATCCGTATGGCACTTCTTATTGTTCCAGCATCAGGCATTATTTTCTCCTTTTCTTACCACGTACCCACACACGACCGTTTACGCTCTTGTCGGTATCCTGCATTTCCTTGTACTTGGCAAGCTCAATCCATGCATACTTGTTGATGTCCTCACGCTGGAAGTCCGTGAATACACCGCTGATATGACTTGATGGATTGTCATGGCCTTTCTCTGCCATGATAGCGGCCTCAAAAAGCATCTCCTTCGTGACCTTGCGTATGTCCGTATTGTCCTTCTGCAACAAGAGAGCCGTGAGTGCGGCGGAAAAGTCATCAGGAAGAAGGAAGCCAAGAGCGTTCTCGTAAAAGTCTATCTCTTCCTCATACTTGTGAGCTTCCTCAACATCCTCAACGAGACGTATCTGCTCTCGTGCATGCTTGAGCGTTGCACGGCATCTTTTGATTGTGTCCGACACTTCAAGAATCTCGCACATCTCATCAAATGTAGGCTTCACCAAAGCAAGCGTGAACATCTTCTCCTGCATGTTCTTCAAGCTCTTTATCGCTTCAAAGTCAGGAGCTTTTGTCTCGTCTTCTTCAGTATCAAGTTCCAGTGTTGTGAAATCGCCACAGGCTCTAAGCTGAGTGGCATTCAGCATGCGTATAGTGAAAAGACCAAATTCTCCGTTCCAAGGAAGAAGAATTGGCACTTCTGTGTTCTCTTTTATAACCTGTAGTCCGTCCTTGCCATGTACGTCCATACCCTTTCCTTTTTAAAAAGGGGTGGCCTGTTCAATGACCACCCCTAGTGCTACGTTCGCTAGATTATACGATACCGAGAGTGGTTGCTTGCGCAATGGTCAGTTCTTTTTCAGTATAGCCAGGCTTACGCACGGTTCCTTCCATGTACTCAGAGGCCATGCATTCAAACTGATAAGCCGCCCAACCCTTGACTTCATGAGAAAGGTCGGTCTCGTGTCCAGTCATGCGTGGAATCTTGTACATCTTGTAGCCAGTCATGTCGCCACGGTGCTGAGAGCCTTTCCCGTATTTGGCAACGAAAATCTCAGCGGCACACAGCGGTGCAACCACGAGTTCCGATGTCGGGGGAGTGTACTCAGTGTCACTTTCGCTCCACGCACCACCCATGAGCATCTGCTTCAGCTCGTACATCTCATCGGTGAGAGCGATTGAAGGATTCACGCCTTTCAGCACTCCGTCAATCAGCATCGAGTCGATGTTACCACTGCCTGACTCCTGCTCAATCTCTTCACCATCTTTCCAGTTCTTCGGAAGAGAGATAGCCGCAGAGTCATCGTAGCATTCCACAAACTGAGTGCCCATCGCAGATGCATCTCCATTTGCACCAAATCCAAGACCAATAGCAGTGTCACCTTTGAGTTCAAGATACGTCTTGCCCGTAACAGCCACGGCGTTTTCAATCAGCAGACGACCTGTAGGAGTATCAACGGAAGCTATGAACTGAGCCGCAAAGTTTGCAATCAGATTCAGTGCCGTTGCAATCTCAAGCGGAGTCGCCGCAGTCGGGTCAGCACCGACAGCAGTTAGGTTGCACACAATGTCAGCGAATGCACCAACACCATCCCAACGATATGACAATACATCAGTAGCTCCGAGAGCACCCGCATTCACCGTACCAGCGAAGCCAAGATGATTGTCTACAGCAGGGTACGTACCGTCAGGATTCACACGCCGTATACGGAATCCTTCATTAGAAAAGCCAGTTTTTCTGTCTTTAGCGAAACTCATTATAGTTCCTCCTTCACTTCATTCTCTACTGTAGACACTACAGTTGATTTCGTCTTCTTTGAGGCTTTCACCTCTTCTTCTTTTTCGACAATGGCAGGATAGCCAGCAGTGAAGTGGACTTTCGAGTCCGACTCACACACCAGCACGCTACCAAGATAATACTTGAATCTCATGCTCACCTCCATCTGCAAGGCATTGACACCAGCCTTTCTCGTGATATGTACCCATCATCCTCGCGATTAACACCAGACACCTCGGATGTGACTTCCATCTGGACATATGAAACAGTTGTACCGTTCGTTACCGTAAGAACTTTTCCATCAAGCTCATCAAACAATTCAAACAACACGAAGTTGTCCAAATCAATCTGATGATTTATCGGGAAGCACACCTTGACACCAAACTCAACAGTGCTGTTTCTATTCGAGCTACGAAATGCACCGAACTTCTCAACCTCACGAACCTCAATATATGCCTCTGTTCCAGCACCCATGTTCTGGTTCAAGCCACCTTCAGGAAGCACACGTGTTATGGAGGTGTTTGTCTTGATATAATCAGCAAGAGCCTTAAGCATTGTTGCCTCCATATAAAAGATACAGTTCGGTCAGAAAATTGTTTGCATACTGGTTCATCATGATGTTCACGCTCGTGTCACCTTTCTTGCTGGTGACATATCCTTCCAACTGCTCTGCATACCGTGTGTTTGCACTATGAGAGATAGTAAATCCAACGTTCTTTCCAACCTTCCATGCCTGTGTGTACCATCCACCTGCCGCACGCCCAGTTCTGTTCTTCCAGAATGCTCCCTTTGTCCATGGCCTTTTGGAACGTTGAATTGCATCAAAGTCCCTATCAATCGCATCTGCAAATTCCTGTGCAAGCCAAAAAGCCTGTTCCTCACGTCCTGCATAAATCTTCTGTATATTCGCAAGCACCTTCAGAACGTCAGTCGATGTTACTCTTGTCGCACCACGAATCAAGGCCATACGCTACCTCGCTGGAAGAAGGTCATCGTCTTCTTTCATGACAGGCTGTCTCATGTTCTCCATTGATACACCAGTATCAGACAGACCAAGGTTCGTGGCAAGCTCGATGAGCATACGGTATGCGGTCTTTCGTGATATGGCCATCAGCAACTGACCTTCATCAATCTCAGCACCTACCAACGAAATGAATATGCTGTCCATCATGCCTCTCCTATCACAAACGCATCGCTACCATCGAACAGCACGCCAGCATCACCAATAACAGCAAGGTCTGAGGACACATCGATTGTCTCTGTTACATCCTGAAGCCTAGCCATCTTGCTTATCACGCCACCCATCACCACGTTCGTATTGATGGACAATATCTTATATCTTCTCTGATTCGCATCAAAGACCATGTTCTCTTTCAGCCATGTATTGTCATACGGTATCATGAGAATGCTCTGGTTCGCAATGCCAAAAGGCGACTCAGAGCCAGCGACCTTCAAGACTGGTGTCTGCTCAGGTGCTATCATGAACGGATATGACTCCACGTAGTATAAAGCTTTGGACAAATCTGGTATAAGAACACCAAATCCATTGTCTTTTGTCTCACGATAGTTCAATCTTATCGTGACAGGATTACTTAGAATCCTGCCCATCTCAACTTCACGCAGTTGTTCAATCATAATCGAAGCCAACATACTGTCTATCATTAGCTCCTCCAATAATACGAGTCCTGCGTGTCCTCGCAATAATCGAACCATTTGTCTCATTGTCACGAGCCACCATTTCGTAATGCTTGGCACGCTCTCTGCAATAATCAGTTATTTTGTTCAAATCTTGAAAGACCGTGGATGATGCACCAGTATCATATGACTTTATGCCACCAGACGCTATGCGTGGCGGAAGCTCACCCCATAATGCTGAAGCGGCACGCTCCACGCTACCATAGGTGGTAATATACTCGTCAAGGATGGCTTCATATTCATATGTTTGATAATACGGATACATGTACCATTTCAGCTTCTCAAGATTTGTCATCTTTCACCTCAAAGGTGACTACAGGAGTGGCAAGCTCCTGTAGTCGGGTATGAACAAGGAGGGCTACCAAGTTGGGAGGGTGATTTCCTGAATGAAGTTGGCAATGCCAAGCTCATTGTAAATCGCTTCACAGTAGTACCAAGACCGTTCCTCTCTTGCAAGAGTCAACACGTCTGGTTTCGCATCGGCTTCCATGGTCAGCTCACGTTTGGTGGCGATGGTCATATATCTGTTCGGTTTGATCAGATACACTTTTCCAGGGGTCACACCAGTGAACGTGCGGGTTCTGTTGCCGAACTGGATGTATTCAGTATCGTATGCAACCATCTTCGCAATCTGAGGAATCTGACCGTAGACACGTTCGTTGGTGGACGGAAGACCAGCCATCACCTGTTGGATGTGGTTCAGGTCATAGGTTGCACCAAGCAACACGAGTCCAGAGGTCGGAATCCTTTCCTTTGTGAACGGGTCAACACGATTTCCGAGTCCATCAATGCCATTCACGATGGTATTGTACAGGAGCTCCTGACGTTTGGCCGCCGCATCGATGTAAGCCGCAGTCTGCTGTGTGCCAGAGTAGCTATAATCAAGAATCGGCTTGATTGCATCTTCGTCACGTTGCAGAGCATATGCCATAGCAACACCATCGTTCATCTTCGCCATGTCGAGAGTGATGTCAAAAAGCTGTCCAAGCAACGTGAACACAAAGCCAGTGGCCTTGATGTAGAACGTCATGGTGTCTTTCTGACCAAGCAGTTTCTCACCGAGAGGAACCGACTGCCCTTCGCCATTGTTCTCAAGGAACTCAAAGGCATAAGGGAACATCTCTTGCAGGGTCATGATTCGAGTGGCGTTCGGCATGGACACCATCTGATAGATTTCCTGACGGATGGTCTGATGCATGGTCTTCTTCATGGTGAGGTCAATCCGCATCGCATCCCAAAACTGTTGCCAGTTGACAGGAAGAGAGTTGGAAGAGAACTTACCGGATGTGATAAGCTGACGAACAGACTGGTTCTCCACGAAAGGAACGTCAAAACCAGAGCTATAAGTGCCACTGATGTTGATGGTGTTCAACGAAGAGATGTCCTTCACGTTCGAGTCCAATGCTCTGAACATCGCTGGATTCATGGCATTGGAGGCTTTCCCAAATACTGTGTTGGCGACATGCGCCGCCTTGTCCGGTTCAATGGACACTTTCTGCCCTGATGCGAAACGAGTCTGAAGGTCGTTCGCAAGGGAATCTCTAGTGATAATATTCATGGTCATTCTCCTTATGCCTTGATATAGGTCAGATACATACGGCCACGGTCAGCCGCACCGTTCGCAATGATTGTCAGCCCATTTGCAGTCAACACGCCATCAGTGATGAGAGCCGCACGAGCAAGCACATCCACAGTAGTACACGCAAGAGCCGCAGTGATGTCAGCTCCACCAGTGTGCTTCAGCTTCAGTGTTCCAGCACCATTGGAAGCATCACAAATCACATGAACATCCACAATCTTGTCACCAAGGGCAAGACCAGTGGTCGCATTAGTGAATGCAAGTCCAGCACCGGAAGCATCAGCGGCCACAGCAAGCTCGACCATCAGGAAGTGCTTAGTCTTGATGAGCTCCACATCGGTTCCGACTTCATTGATTGCGTTCTTCAGCGTGACAGCAGTGATTCCACTTCCAACGGCGGGAGTGAACGTAGCCTCTTCTGCTTCATCCTCAATCATCTGCAACACAGAACCGGTCTCAGTCACAGCGTCATTGAGCAGGTCGATTGCATCGGTGATATCAGAGATGATTCCATCGATGTCACGAATAAGTCCCAAATCGGCAGTCTGCACGAACGGACGGAATGTCACCCAAGAGTTGTCAGCGGCGAACGCCACGCAGATACCGACAGGCTTCGCAGGATGTGCAATTGCATTCTGATTGACCAGCAACGCTTCGCTTCCATTGACCTGAGGAATGACGTACACCGTGCCACCAACAGCGAAGTCGCCACTGAGCAGTGCACCAGTTCCGACCTGTTCGGTACGGATTGTGCGGTTGTGATTGATATTGATGTAGCCTTTCAAGCCAGCACCAATGCTTACAGGCTCGCACACTTCACCAAAGTAGCCACTGAGATACACCAGTTCGTTGTGAAGCAAGGCTCTCGTAGTGTTATTGGTGACTTCTTGCAATACGTCCTGCAAGGTCTCTTCGTGAAAATTGTAGTTCTCTTCGTAAGCTGTCATAGCCATAATTAAGCCTCCACGACACCAGTGTTCTTAGTACCAGCCGCGCTCTCGTCACCACTCGGCACATAGCCAACTCGTGAGGCAAGGTCGGTCTGGATGTTCTTGATGACTCCAAGACCTTTGAGTCTTGTAATCTCGTCCGTAATCTCTTTTTCTCCACCAGCTTTTACGCTGAACAAAGACTCTGCGACTTCATGCACAATGCTGTCGGTGAAAGCTTCTTTGAGCTTTGCAGACTTAATCGTGGTAAAGCTTGCTTCACGCTCCGCTGTGATACCAGACACGAACGCACTGATATCACCAACTTTGTCTTCAGCGGCCTTGAGACGTGCAACAGCAGTCTTGACCTCTTCCGTGACGACTTCAAGTCCAAGCTCTTTGAGCAGAGTGGGCATGTCTCCCTCGCCACTTTTCAAAGCTGTCTTGATAATCTCAACAGTTTCTTTGAATCCCATGGTTTCTTCTCCTTTGTCATGATTCCCACCACCATCTGTGGCGTTGGGCTCTACACCCACAAATCTATCGTTACTGTCATAGTAACCGAGTCTAAAATTAGCACTCACGATTTTTGCATCCGATGCGTGCATGTCGTGCTCCACAAGCGCATTGGTCTGATTCTTCACGGATTCGACCGCATACTGCTTGTATTTTCCATCCTCAACGAACTCTATTCGGCGTTTCTGAATGTCACCAGTGGACGTTGAGAGCATTCCAGCCGCAATCTCACGCATGGTCTGCTCTACAAACTCTTTGTCAGCCTCGTTCTTCTTGACAAGAAGACGGTTACGCAACAGCAACCTGCCGTTCTCCACTTTCCCACCGACAATATATCCACCAGCAATGGCACGGGTCGCCCAATGCTGTGCAGCATCCTCATGTCCTTTCGTATACAGAAGGCCAGGCGTCTTGTTCACAGCATTCGCATATGAACGAGCCCACTCTTCCGTGAGTATGATGTTGCCAGACCAATCATCAGTCGGATGCTCCTCACCAAGAAGAACTTCATTCACGAACTCAATCGCTTCCATGCCCTTGAACAAGGTCTCGACAGCACTTGGGTTTCCAACTGGAATCGACTCAGCTTCAACACCTGCTCCACCAATGACACGAGTACTGAATCGTGCATTGTACAGCTCTTTCTTAAACTTATTTGGCATCGTCTTCCTCGCTTTTATCCTTGTTCGGCACGGTGTTGTCATACTCACCGTCTGCCACACGCTGATTCATCTTGTTGTCCTGTTCTGCAATCTTATCAGGGTTGCGTTCTTTCATGAGCTTTGCGGTATCTTCAACGTCCTTCGCGTACTCCTTGTAATCCTGCTGAACCTGCAAAATACCAAGCTGTTTCAACGTATTATGTATCGCTTTGTCACCCATCATGTTCGCTGACTTCATCTTAACCAGCGAGGTAGACATGACGTTCACCGTGTCAGCCTTCTCTTTCTCCGATGAGAAATCAGGAGTCGGCCAAACCATGTTGAAGTCATCGAAATCATACTCTTCAAATGAAGCAACACCCTTGACTTGGAGTGCTACGTTGATTACTTTTCTCCAACTTGCTTCATATTGAAGCTGTTTCTTTTCAATCTTCTTTATATAAGCAGGACGCTGTTCACGAACTGAAGCAAGAGAAGTGCCCATGTTTGCACCAAAGATGATTTCCGGTGTTTGTGCACCTTCCACGATGTTTGTGAACGACTTTTCAGATAAAGAATTGAACTCTCCGGTAGTCCGACTAGCTTCGACATATTGTACATCTTCGTCACCCTCGCCATCAATGCCTGAGGACTCACAAATGTATAAATCCCTATCGTCCAGCGACAATTTAGCTTGCCCTGCCAACAGAAGCTCGTACATTCCGACACCATAGTTGCGCTCGACCCATTTTCGCACGTTGCTTGTCGTGACTTTCATCTTGGGATGTCCATCACGCTTCTGTGAACGTACAGCTTCCACAGAAATATCATTGTATAGCTTCAACTGCGGCTCGATGTTCTCTATCTCACTATGTCCACGTGACTCCCAAGGCTCGGCATCGTTCACAAAAGCTACAATAGGAATGAATCCAAACACGTTCCTGATAGTCCGACCTGTCACGTTCAGCCTACTTTCATCGGCAACTATGGTCTGCTTCATCTGTTTTGCATCGATGACTGTGGTGATTGTGATGTTTTTTGTATTATCAAGCGTGTCTTTATAGGTGAACTTATCTTCTAGTATATAAGCACTTACTTCTTTTGTCAATGGGTCAATGCAGATGGTTTTGACAATCTCAGGGCGCAAAACGACTAGTTTTAGCTCCCCATTCGGTTGCACTTGAGGCCAGACGTACGCCGTGCCTTCTCTTTCCGCTATCCGATGCACGGATTGCCATGGAAGAGTGCTCTTGAAACCGTCAATTGCTTGCATTGTCTTCGCATTGGTGGAGCGCAACGTGGGAACACCGATGAACGACACGTTCGAGTCGATTATCGGCTTCACCAATTGTCCAGCCAAAGCGTATTGATTCAGTGTGTTTCGGTACAATCCACGCACAAGGGCATGGTCAATGACAGCGGGATTCGCCGTGTCAAGCACAGGAGTACTGCCATTTTGACGGGTATTCATGACAAATGCACGTGGACGCGCAGACAAATCGAACAATTCATCGTTCAACCTGTCGCTGAGTACTGACCGTAGCCACGCTCTCGCCCTGCTCTTTATGCCCATTGTATAATTCCTCGTTTAAGAACGTTTTTCGTTGCAATCTTCGCCGTTTTCTCTATTTTAGCACACGCAACAGGGTCTTTTTCCCATGGAATCGACTCAAAAGCCGCTTTCACGTTCCTTTTATGCTCCATAGGGAGGCTGTCTGAGCCATGCACGTTCACATACTCACGCAATTTCGCATGATAATCGGCCTGTGCCTGCATTTCACCTTCCAATCTCACCAATTCCTGTTTGTACACTCGCTCTTTCAACGCTCGGCGTTCCTTCTTTTTCACGTCATACCCCCATGTTCTTCGTTGCCTTGCTATCACTGATGTCATCTTTCATCATCTTTGCCAAAACCATGAAAGCTCCCGATGCGGCATCAGCTTGGTCATCATGTGTTGTTTGTGAACCA